TATTACTAAATCATAACCCAGTTGTAAAGAATTACTTGATCGACTTGGAAATCGCAGCTTCGGAGAGAGACGCAGTTTCCCTGGAGAACCACCTCTCTACTCTACACGACCTCAGAGAGGAGGCGAAGGACCAAGGTCAAATATCCGCAGCCATCACAGCCGAGGTCCATCGAGGGAAGGCAGGTGGACTCTACATCGATCGACGTGAAATACTAACAGCGAAAATCGATCTGATGTCCAAGGACGATATACTCGATCGACTCGAAAACCTTATTAAGAAAAGAACTTTGGATGCAAAGATTGTTGAAGGAGAGATAGCCGCGGACTAAGACTCGTGCGAATCGTTCCTGGTGGCATAATCCTGGACTCTTTATACTGCTTTACTTTCGCTTGTATCTAAGCAATAATATACTTATCTTAAATAAAGGTTATTTAAGAATTAACTAAAGAAAGGAGAATTATTATGATAGATAAGAACTATCAAGCAGGAGCCCAAAGAGGGTCAATTAACTACGACGCAGTGATCACTTTGATCGCTACACCGAAAGGAAAGTTCCCACCTCAAGCAGGGAAGATCATCGAAGCGTTAATCGCTGCGAAAGATCACACCATGACGGTGGGTGAGCTGATCGGCACTGACGGTTCGACCGAGAGTGCATTGGTCAAAGCAGGATTGGTAACAGTCCAAGAGCCGAATACCATTTGGGCTCATTATAGAAAACGTTTGATCGAGGAGAAGCTGATTACTGTCAGCTAACCACGGTTAACGAACGAGGGGACTTCGGTCCCCTTTTTTGTGCTCGCTCTACTCTACACTCTATCACTCTATCTACTCTATCACTCTATCCGTCGCTCTACTCAACCCTTCCTGCTCTACTCTATATATAATAAATACATTCGTGCGAATCGCCCAGAAAGAAAAAACATTCGTGCGAATCGGGTAAATAAAAAATAAAATCGCTAAAATCGCTAATAAATAAATAATTAAATAAACGTATATATATGTATACAAGTAAAGTAGTTTATTGTTATACTAGGTTATTGATTAGGCAACTAGGCTACCTTATCAATACTTAACTAACTAATAGCCTAAGAGGTATCCAACATGGATAACAAAGCAAAAGATAGATTAGCAGTCAAAACGGCTACTGCTAATGTAGATAAAAGAAAAGCCGATATAGCTAACATTGCCCCTATTGGTAAAAGTGGTGGTGGTGTTGCTCAATCAATGGTCTTATCCTTAACTGATAACGCCATGAGTGATAGAGGTATAGCCCCAAGGCAAGTACAACTAGTCTTAGCTTATCTTCACGTCTTAGGTGGTAAAGCTACAGTCAAGCAAATAGATGACTTTGCTGTAACTGCTGAAGATAGTATTGCATGGACAACTGCTAGCGGTGATGCTTATGAACAAACCCCTAGTAAAATACTACGTACCTACATATCTAAAATGAAAGGTACTGATGCTTGGAACAAATCCAACGGTATCAAACCATTAGTTAGCTAACCTCTAGCTACCTCACCTAAGGGCTACATTCGTAGCCCTTTTTTATGCCTACGATATAAGCCTACGCCCTTACATTACCAACACTACCTCTACCCTTACACCATATATAGCTACTCTTAGAACGTACCCTATACCCCCCTAGACCGCTTCTACGTCCTCACCCTCCGCCGCTCCTTGGGTTCAGCCTTCCGATTGCAACTACTTTACAAATAAGTCCCTGTGATAAAAATTTTGCGAAAAAATTTTTTACGATTATACTTTTGAGATGGATTTGTTAGACGGTCTTACTAATTACATTATTTCGAAACAGGAAGGTGAGTTTCCTGGACCTTTAGTCGTACAACCTGAAGTTAAAACTTCTCCTCGTGTTGATCGAATAAATGAGATTATGGAAGAACTCGCAGACTCCGATCAACCGATAGGGCATTCTGCCGCACAACTTGATTTTTTAGAAAAATTAAGACAAGACGATAGACAAAAATTTACTCCTAACTACATATTACAAAAAGATTATCAAAAAAGTCCATATAGTTTCTTTTCAGAAGGTTACGACCCTGATATAAAAACAGACTTTAATCCTGAACTCGTTAATAAAGAATATAAAGATTTTATTAACTTCTTTCTAGAAAATGTTAAAAAACCAGAGTTCAACGATATTATCGGCTCTCGAACATTATCTCCGTTTGCACAAGAAATAATGCCTTCTATTTTACAATACGAAAAACAACACGACGGAACATATCCTAGAGACTTATTTGATCTGTTTCAAAACGTAGTAACAAAAGATGCGTAATGGGTTTTAAACTTAGCTTGGTTCTTGGAGGTCTATTGGCGGCATCGTTGGCGGGTTCGTGGTTCTTATTAGACCAAATATCCACGCTCAAAGGTAATCAGATAATCCTGGAAACAAAAATATCCGAGCAAAACGAATCCATCAAACAATACCTAGCAAAACAAGAACAGCTGTCCGCGAGTCTTGGTACGTTAGAAGCCGAAAAACAAAACGCACTTCGTGAAGTAAATAAATTAAGAAACACATTTGCTAAGCACGATCTGGATAACCTTGCACTAAACAAACCTAAACTTGTTGAAAAGATGGTTAACCGTGGTACTAAACGAGTAATAGATAACCTTGTAGAGTTGACCACGGTCAGCGAGGAGGAGCCGAGTGGATGAAGAAGGACCGATTGAAAAAATTTAGTATTATTGCGTTGTTCGCGGTCAGTGGTTGTTCGTTATTACCTACAGCTAAACCGATAGATGTTAATACGATCGCATTACAAGCACCGATGTACCACCCACCATTACCTATGGAAATCCAAGCGACCGAGGTAACATTTGAAGTGTTAACTCCAGAGATCATGGAAGAATACCTACAACTCGTTAAAGACGGTAAAGCTCCTGCGGTTGCATACTATGCGTTAACTACACAACAATACGAAAACCTTTCGATGAATATGGCAGAGATCACACGCTACACAAAGAACATTTTATCGATTGTAGAGTATTATAGGAACTACGATAAGGAAGAAGATGAGTAAAGGAAGTAAACGTAGACCAGAAAAAGGTAATCAATACCAAGATAACTGGGAAAAAATATTCGGGAAGAAAGATGCCAAAAACAGTACCAAAGTTCAAAGAACCGCTAATATTCGGGTATTACATACACGCTAGACCTGATCTAGGCGAGATCAAATGGCAATGGGCTGATCAACGTAAACAGTTTTGGGAAGATTGGATTCCTAAAGATAAAGATCTAATTATTCATACCCAACTATCCGCGGACCACGAACAGTTGTTCAGGGATGCGTTTTGGGAGGATATGGAAGATGAAATACGGAATACGAAAGATAGTCTAAATTTCAGGGCTAGGCAGCGACGGGCTAAGAAAAAAGTTACCGCGAACCAAGGATCCCACCCATCATCCTAACTACTTTACTTATTCGTAAAACACAACGTTTTACATTTTATTGGTAGTTAGCTTATACTTCGATGATGGCGGATCTTGATCGTATAACCGAATTATTATTATCAGAAGATTTTGGTGCTGACGTACCTGATTCTTTAATGGGTCGAATGATTCCTGATACCGAACCTACACTAAATCCTTTATTAGAATTATTAACCGACCGACAAGGACAAGACGATTTTTTAATGATGATGGCAGGACTTCCTAAAAAACCCGCTCAACGTAGGGATGCAAAGATTTATGTTACCTGTAGATGAAATAGCAAGAACAGCTACTACACGATCAGGAGCACCAAAACTTACAGGCGAAGCATTAAAACGACAAAACATGATTAACGAAGCATACCAAACAGCTAATCCTGCTCCTACGTTAGCTACTATGTATCAAAAAGCGTTAGACCAAATAAGAAAATCAGAAGACCTCATGAGAGATACGATTGGCATGAAAAACCCAGCAGGGCAACTAAAACAAGCCGATGCAATGAAAGCCGCAGCATTAAAAGAAATCGAAAGAATAAGAAAAGCAGGGGGCGGTAAACTTCCTGATTTAATGCCTGA